CGGCATGAACTTCGGCCCGAGCCCAGTGATGTGTATCGCTATTCCCGTGCCTAACTAGGAAAGCGAACGCCTTCTCCTTGGCGATTTCCAGATTGTTAGGGGTCCACCTGAAATGATCCAGCGCCACCATCGAACCATGGCCTTTCCACCTAGCCTCCGGATCATGGATCTTGAGGATCGGCCAGCGAGTAAGCCACACCTTCAAGTTAGGTGCTCCGTATTCCTTGATCACACACGACCGAACAGGGGCTACTTTCTTCAACTGCTCATAGCTGTAGCTGTCGTGGTAGTAGAGGTGGCACCCCGGAGCGAGTCGGCACGCCATCCATCCCTGAGCATAGTCGATTTGACCATCGGACAATTTTTGCACTGCATCCTGCGCCACGGAGAGGCTACTCAGGAACTCATCACTGTCGGTATGGATCACCGCGAACCCTTCAGTCTCCTCCTTGATCGTTTCGCTAAGGACTCCGAGCATCTTCCAGTTGTCGAAGATCGGAGACGTATAATACTTCAGGACCACTCGGTCAGCGTGCGGGGCAACGACACGTTGAATGTCCGCATAGCTATCTCCGGGATGCATGTGGACGAGGACCACCGCACGTTCGCAAAACCGCAGGTAGTAGTCCAGCCACGCCCCGATTGCTCCGGGCTTCGACGTTGTTCTGGTTGCGGCGATTAGACCTTTGATCGGGCCTTGCGTGATGTCGATATTCATGGGTCTGGTTCTTTGGTAGATTAGAATCTCACCGTTCGGGTGAGGCAGGCGGGAAGAGGGCTCGCCGACGATGAGCCCTGAGGCTTCGATGTCAACCGGATCGCCGCGTCGGCGCTTTCCGGACGCTCCCGGAGTCGAGAGGAGGGCAAGAACCTGCCACCGGCCGCGGTTGAGCGCGGAGAGTGCCGTGTGGACGCCGCCGACGCAAAGCGAGGTAAGACCATCGGGAAGATAAACGACGCCAGCCTCGTCGCGTCTGGAGGCCATGATTCTGCCCTCTAGGTCGGGGGCATCCGCGGAGAAGACCAGCGGAACGTCCAGCCCTTTCTGCGACCAATACTTCAGCAGCGGATCGAGTGCGCTCATCGCCGTATCCAGTGGGGGACGGACAGCGGGACGGTCTTGCCCGCGAAGGCGTGCCAGCAGTCGGACAGGAACCGGATCTGTCCAAGTTCGATGAAGAGATGGCAGCGACGTGTAGGCACTCCGGGACTTCCGGGCGCAACCGGAGTAGTAGTCAGGATCGATGGCGTAATGGTGGGCGTCACTGGATCGCCGCTAAACTCCCACACGGTAGCACCTTTGGTAGTAGCCCTATGAAGGTTCCGGCACCCCGGACACCAGAACCAGACTGAGCCAAGCTCGTCGTTGGCGACAGCGACCATTTCGTTTGGCTTGAACTGGAAGGAATAGCCGATTGGCATGGGGCACCCTACCGGTAAGGCGGCTGGATGTCCAGTTGCGATAATCATGGCGGAGTCTCCCTCCGCAGGTTCTTGATGGCTTTCGTTCCGTGGAGCTTCTGGATCTTCTGGCGAGCCCCCTTCTCGGTCTTGGCCTGCACGGAGCACCGCGGCGAGTCGGCGATCCAAGTGTGGACGATGGTGCGGTTAATGCTCATTCGACCCAGAGGTTTTTGGTGCGGAGGAATGCTTCGGCGCGATTAGCAGCACTGGCTCGCTCGAAATCATAACGTGCAGTCGCCCTACCATAGACCGTAGCCAGATTCTCGCGGTAGTCATCGGTGTTCAGCGAGTCTAGCTTCTCCGCCTCGTGCATCGCGTTGAGATCCTTCGGATAGTTGGGGAGCCACGCGGTCGGCACTGTCTCGGTCCCCTTGTGCCAGAGGAAGTCCCTCAGCTTGTCTTGCACCCATCCATCCGCGATGGCGATGGCTATTCTCTGGTCGGCTTCTTTCATTCGATTGGTTTGGAAATTTCAGGAGGCGGTCCGGCCGGACAGCAGATGACCCCGGACCTACTCTCCATCCTAGGAAGTTTTCTGGTAAGATCCACGCTTCTTGTAGCGCCACGCATGATCCTCACGCGCCTCCAAGAAATAGCGCCTGACCGCAGGAGCGACGGCTAGGAGATCCTTCAGTGAGGCATCAGCGGAGACGTAGACCTCGCCGGACATCCTCGTCACGGTAAGGGCGAACGCCTCGCGCCCGCACGGGCTCTTCCCGCGCTTTGCCGTCACCACGAGATGAGTAAGGGAAGTAAGCACCGCGGAGGCATGATCGTCGGAAATTAGATGCGGAATAGTCATGGCCGTGATGGGATGTCGATCCCTGCGGCGAGGATTTGCATCCGCCGGATCTGGTCGCCTATTCCACTGGACATGATCTCTTTCAGTATCTCCTTGGAAACCGGAACGATCTTCAGCGACTCGTCGAACTGGTTGACCGTAGAGCACGCGAGGCAGATCGAAATGTCACCGGGCTCAGGCGCTTGCTTGCCGTCCGGGGAAGTAGCCACCTCCTGCGGATGACCGCAGCAAGGGCATTGGGATAGTGGGATTTGGGAACTCATGTCAGTAGACGAGTAGGTAGAGGGTTCCGACGATTTCCATGTCATTGAAGGGCCATGATTCGTTGCAGTAGGTCTGAGTTTTCCACTGAGTAACCAAGAGCGTGTCCGTCTCGCTATCCCAATACTGGTCCGTCCACTCGTTGAACGCGCCGACCGCACTCTCCATGCTCTCCGTGTCATGCACTGCGCGGATGATATCAAGAACCTCGGTCTGGTCTTCCGGGATGAAGGTGGCATCCAGCTCATCCCCGTCGTGGGTCGTGAAGACGAGGTAGCCTCTCGGCCTTACCTTCAGGGCCTCGACCGCGGCGAAGACTCCGGGGATATCCACTCCCAGCAACTCCGCGACGGCGCAAAGCTGGGAACCTGCTGCTATGACTTGATCATTCATGGTGTTTTGCAGGGAGCATTCCCACTGCAAACTGAGGATGGCAGATGCCCCGGACCTTTGCAAGAATTATTTACAGAGAGTTTGACCTGCGGACAAATGTCCAATCGATCAAGCCAGCATAATCCGCGGATAGTCGTCGAGGCCCTCCTTGGCAATCGACACCGCATCCACCATGTCATCGTGCTTCCCGAGAGGGAACCGCTCCAACTCCAGCAGGAAATCCTTGTTCCATGGGGCCTTGACGATGGAGACGCGCCCGGCTTCGACGAGATTCAGCCACGACTGCGCCCGCAGCAACTTTCCTCCGCGGAAGTTCCGAGGCTCTACCTTGACCTGACCCGACAGCTCACGCTTCACATCCTCGAACACGGCCTTGAAACCGCCCACGCCCTCAAGGCCCATCCGGCGACAAGCAACCCCGCGGCGTAGGTCGTTCTTCGCAGTCTCGACCACCGTAAAGCGCATCTTCGCCCATGCCATCTGGCCGTAGACCATGTCGATGACGTAGAATTCGAGCACCTCACCCTTGCGGTCGCGGACGCAGCAACAGAGGGCACCCGCAGTAAAGTCAGCCGCTGTGCTATCAGTAATAGCCGGGTCCCATCCTCGATACCACTCCACGTTTGTAGGAACCTCGGACAACTCGATCCGCCGGATCTTGGCGACATCGACAACCTCGCCCATGGACATCCGCGGATCTCCGCGATACTGCGAATCCCACTCGAATCCCGGCATCTTCAACTTGACGGCTTGAAGGAACCGGACCGGGCGCTGTTCCGGGAAGAGGGCGTCTCCGATTTTTCGACCCAAAGGATCATCGTCCGACTCGGCGATGGCTGGCAGGTTCGTAACCTCAAAGAGCTGATCTGAGAATCCGGCCTCGACCAGAGCCTCGGTGTTTTTCGGATCGGTCACGACTCCGTGGAGATCCTCGACATGCCATCGAGTGGACACGAGGAAGACCTTGGCGTCGGGGGAGAGGCGGGAGATGCAGTCGCCATAGAACCACTGCTCGACCTTTTTCCGGGCTCCGGGGGATTCGGCCTCGAACCGGCCCGCGTGCGGGTCGTCAATGATCAGCCAGTCAACCCGGCGACCGGTCAACTTCGATCCAGCGGATGTGACCTGCACCGAAGTCCCGTTGGAGAACATGACCGAACCCTGCCGGTTGTAGCCCTCAATCGGAGTGACCCCCGGAAAGATCATGTGGTAAATCGGGGAGGCGATGATGTCCTTTATCTCGCGAAGGAAGTCGGCAAGCAGCGAGAAGTTGAACCCGGTCAGCGCGATGTGAATCCCCGGAGAATGGCCAACGATCCACGCCACGGCACGAACGGAAAGCAGGCGGCTCTTACCGTGCTGTGGCGGGACCGAGACCGACTGGTTAGGCGAGCGCAACCCTGTGGCTACGTCCTGCACAAGCTCTGCCAGATACTGGTGGAACGCAGAGATGACGTAGGCCGACTTCTCGCCCGGAACCTGAGGCCAGACCGTATGCAGGAACGAAGGGAAATCCTCCTTCGCGGCCCGCAGGATCGTGCCCATCACTGCCTCGAACTCCGTGTCGCTGAAGATCGAGTCATCGACCAGATTCTCCTCCTTCGGTGCCTCTACGGAAACCGGCTCGCCGTCCTTGTCTACCTTCATACCCGTTTAATTGACCGACGTTCAAACATCCACGAGCAAATCTGGACGACGCTGAAGGACGGCCTTCAGGGCGGCGACCGCGCCCCTCTGGGAGATGACTTTGTCATCGGCGGACGCCGTCACAACGCCCATCATCAGGGGAGACTGTTGGTCTGTCCCGAGACGGAGATTGTCCTTCCTGCCGAACTCCTCAGGGAACCTGCGCTCAAGGAACCAAGCTGACGAAGTCCAGCTCGAAGTCCCCTTCTGAATACGCATGAGATTGCGGTGGCACGCCTCGCCGACAGCCTTCTTCACGCGCATGTAGAAAGACCGGGCGAAGGTGCCATCCGGCGCTTCCTTGCCCTGCCGCATCCATGCCCGGAACGTAGTGGCGTCCACGCCAGCCAAGTAGCAGCAAGTTTCGTAGGGGTTCCCGGCAGTAATATACTGGATCAGCATCTCCACTACGGCGGGATCGCTTCGCTTGTCGGGGCGACCAGTCTTGATCTTCGCCTCTCCAGCGAGCCCGAGAGTCCCGCCATCCTGAACAGTCGGGACTGTAGCGTAGGAACTGCGCTGGTTATCGACGCGATGGGTCTTCGCCCGCTTTGGTTTGGCCGGAACTTGTTGCGCGGGAGGTCGAGTCCGTTTCCGGACTGCGACAACTGGCGGTGCTGGCTCTTCTGCTTTCATCGCTCGAAGAGATACTAGGAGACATGATCCAAGTCAACCGTGATCCTGTGCTGGAATTTCGGGAAAAAATTGAGCCCTCCCCGCCGGAACACCACGTAACGGCAGAGAGGGCTCGCGCCGTAGTCCGAACACCACGAACGAACTACGGAAGTTGGGAAAGTATCAGTCGAAGAGGAATGCTTTCTGCTCCTCCGGGGTCTTCAAATCGAATCCAAGCTCATGCCAGAAGGGGCACCACTCCTTGGCAGTATACCAAGCGTTGGCCTTGTCCTTATTCGTGGCGAACTTGCCCACGGGCCGAATCTATTGCTTCGATCAGCTCGCGTTTCATGGTCTCAGGCTTTGCACTTGCGGGAGCGGACAGCGACCGATCCCCAAGGGAGGTTGAAGTTCTTGGCGCACACCGGGCCGTAGCCGACCGCGGTGGACTTGTCGTCCTTGAGCGGGAGATTGCAGAAGCAGCACTTCCCGGTAAGGCGACCGTATTCGGCCGCGGTTCCCGCCGGGTCTTGCGCCATGCGGAGCACAAGGGCGTCCACCGCGGGGTTGCTCTGGCGACCGGGGTGATACACGCCCTCCGCATCCACCCGGCCGTAGTAGGCGTCGCCGAAGCGCGGGGATGCTACCATCACGTCGCCCTTGTAGCGGGAGGACGGTCCGGCGAGCGAGAGTTTCACGTCGATCTGATCGGCCCGAAGGACGATGGCTGGCCGCTTCAGCTTGGAGGCGGCGGAGGCGAAGATCGTGCGGAGCCCCGTCATGTCGAGGCCGGTTGCCTTCGGCGGCTGGGCGACCTTGGGCATCGCGAGCTTGTGGAGCCAGAACCGCTGGGCGGGGCTAGGAACGGCTGGCTTGCCTCCGCGTCCGACGAGGCACCACGAGATCGACACCGCGAACTCGGTGGACTGGATGGCGTTGGTATCGAGGAGATGCCGGAGTTCGAGGACTGCTTCGTTGTCGGTGGCGAAGGGCGACTGGATCGTGTCGCCGTTCTTCGGGTTGGTCAGAGTAAGCTGGGCGGTGGTGTTCATCGGATCGTGGTGTTTCGATTGGCGCGGCGGGAGGAATTCCCGACCGACGATGTGAGCATGGCCTAGGACGCGGACCTTTGCAAGAATTATTTCTACTATTTTCGACAAAAAAAAGCCCGCTACCCGAAGGATAGCGGACTCCCGAATTGACTCACCGGTCAGACATTCTGGCCCGCCAGAATCTCAAAAACAACGAGGCAGGAATTGTCTCCTCCGGAAGCCGGACTGATCGTCAAGTTGCCCCAAGACATCGAGGCGCGAGATCCGGCAGTTTGGATCTGCGCTCCGGGCGCGAGCATGAAATTTTGGATCGTCGAGTTCGACTCCGAGAGGCGGGCGGAGTTGGACGAATCCTCGTCGGCTTTGACGCGGAACGACCAGTTGGCAGAGAGGGCGGGGAGAGCCTCGCCCTCGTAATCAGTCCCGTCGAGGTCCGGAGCATAGGCACCGGAAGTAGCAGTTCCGACGAGAGTCCCAGCGGAAGTAGGCGCGGCAGTGATGCCAGTGCATGTTCCGTTCGCCGTCGCGATATTCAAGGTAGCGTCAGTCGCCGGATAGACAGGAATGGAAACATTATTGACAACGTAAGTGCTGGTCGGCTTGCGAGTCAGGATAATGGAAGGACCACTACCGCTTACGGCGTATTTGCTGCTCACCGCTGCGTTTGCAGCGATAGCGTTCCGGATAGCCGTAGCGAGCAGCGCGGTAGTCCCGTGAGCTGCTGCGGTCAGGCCGGGGACCGTAATCACGAGCCCGGAGGCTGCTCCAGCGACGACGCCACTCGTAATCGTAACGGTAGCAGTCCCGGCCACCACGTTGGTAGCACCAGCCGCGGCAATCAGGGTAGCCGCCTCGACTTGCGCGAGACCTGCGACCCATGAAGTCGATCCTATGCTATTCATGCTCGCCGTGTTTGCGACCAGCGAAGAGCCGGACCCCACCACTACGGCGGAGAATGCGACCAAGACTTCACCCTCAGTCACGTTTACGACTTGATTGGATTCGCCAACTTGCACCGTTCCGGTAGTTCCGGACTTGGCGGGAGTGGCACGACAGTTGAGGCCAAAAGTGGCGCGGATTTGGGAAGCATTCATGGAGTTGGAGTAGGCAGGAACGATCAACGTATACCCTACTGCACGCAACGTATCAAGGGAATTACCGGCGCAGGCTACCTCGGCAGTTGACCGACGTTCAAACCTGCTTAGTCAGGAAGTATCTCGCCTCACGCTTTTTCGGCCCACCCACCGGATGCTTTCGGTCAGTTGCGATCAAGCCTCGCTCCCTCAGACGGACCGTAGCGCGACTGACGGTCGCCGCAGATGCACCAGTCAACTGCTCCATCTCGGAGCGCGACATCGGCGGACTGGTCTCAAGCGCAGTGACAATGGCGAAGTCGAGAAGTGTCAGCCCTTCCCTGATGGCTGTGCGAATAGTCATGACTGACCTCCTTTCACGACTTCGACGGAAAGCGGCTCCGACCGCCTATGCGGGCAGCCCAACTCTCCGGGCTTTCCAAACATCAGGGCAGGACATCCCAGACCACCCTGCCAATTCCCCCTCCCGTCGCAGAATTCCCGCACGCACAAATTTTTCACGGCAGCTCCTCCTCTCCGGCAAGCTCCTCCCTCCTCTGCAAATAGCAGAGGAGCGGAACAAACGGCCAAACCAGTAGCATCAAACCCGCCGCCAGTAAAAGCCCCGCAACGACAAGTGGCACCGCCGCTATCGACCCGACCGCATAGCACCAAGCAGGACCAAATTTTTTCTTACTCATACCCATATTCCTTCTTCGTTAGAGCTTCAGAAACCGCCGAGTCGCCGCAGCAATCTCCGCATCATACGCCGCCTGCGCGGGTTTCAAGATCGACCGCAACTCGCACTCCCGCGCAACCGCCGCCGGAGTCATCGCGTCCTCGTTCATCTTGCGCCTCACCGTCCACCCGCCCCCTTCACACGTAGACCCCGACCACACCGTCTGACCTGACGGATTCACCGACGACTTCGCATCCGAGCAAACCTTTCGGAAAAGGCGGATACCCAACTGAATCTCTTCTTCGTTATGACGAGGCATGGCAATGATGATGATGGCAAATTTTTCGACCGACGTTCAAACCTCCATTCCCGAAACCGAGAAGGGAGCCACCCGATTTTTCCAAACCCGGCGCTTCGAGACCAGAATAGATCAGAATCGAACCTTTACAAGAGAAAACTATCCAAAATTTTTTCAGAACAAAACACGGGCACCCAAGATCCAAAACTCTAACAGAAATTAGGGACATCGATCAAAACCTAACAGAAATTAGGGACATCGCAGGGACATGGATGGGACAAATTTGAGAGCATTCACCTGAACACCGCCGGGCACACGATTGGAATCTTTGCACGAAAAAAGTAATTCATCCCACAAATCACGCATGGTAGGAACCAGCGCCTCACCCTAAAAAGTCGGTCGAATGTTTCGGGGGGGGCCTCCCTTGGGTGGGTGGGTCAGGTCGGTCAGCCGGGTCGGTCGGGCACCACCTTCGCAGGGCGGGTATGGTGGGGTGGGCAGTGGGTGGATGCGTGTTCCACATGGAACAACCTATGGCAGTAGGGGAGTAGGCAGCGGCAGTATCACCCTGCTGCGCCTGAGCCACGCCACGCCTTCGCAGGGCTACCCATGGGACAGGACACCGGGAAGAGCGCCTCGCCACGCCTGAGCGATGCTGGAGGGCACCTTAGGGCATCCATGCTACGGGGAGGATCAGCACTAGGCAGGTGAGGACACCGGACCGCGGCGGCTATGGCGGGGCCTGCATCAGGCACCCTACGGGGCAGGGCCTACCGCGGGCAGGGATGGAGGCAGGGATGGGCTAGGCCATTCCCGCTGCGAGAGTGGCATCAGGGCTGAGGCGTGGGGTATGGATGGCACAAGGAGCCGAGAAGAGAGCCTCCGCCCGCAGGTGAAGGCCCTCGTAGCAGGGATCACCCGATCACCCCTCCACCCGCTGGGCTACCAGCAGGTCTTCGTCCATCAACTCGAACGTGACCCTGTAGGTGACGGGCTCCTGATTCAGCCCGAACCCCTTTACTAGGTAGGCGTCGTTCGAGGGATCATCCTCAATGGACCTCACCTCCGATAGTGGGGAGGCTAGGCGGTGGGACTCGGCGAGGGCTGCGTTGATTACGTCCAGTTGCTCGATCAGTTGCATGGTGGTGTTCGGTAAGGGGAGGAGGAGGAGGGATCGGACCTCCTCCCGGTTGGGATGGCTCAGGCCGCGGAGTGGTAGGCGAAGTTGAGGAGGTTCTCGGAGACCCACCGGTTGAGGAAGTCCTTCACCCACCCTGCGAGATCCTTCCGCGTGATGTGGTCATAGGGGTTGGTGGACTCCGCCGTGTTGTAGTAGTTGCCCTCCTCAACGAGAGCCACCGGCTCCGCCTTCGCGATGTCCCATTCGAGGAGCCGGTAATCTCCGGCGACCACGCTCACGATTCCGTCCTGCATGTAGCCTCGGACGAGGATCGGACCGTGGATGTTCCCGTCGTCGATGGTGAACTCGATGCGGGCTGGGTTGGACTTGTCGATCTTGATCATCTTGGTATTCTATTTGTAGTGTTGGTAGGGGAAGAGGGGGAGGCGAGCTAGCTCGCCTCCGTCGGAGGGTTGCGGGGATTAGAGGGCGAGACTTGAGAGGTCCCCTTGCCCTTGGACTTGGCATAGGTATCCGGTCCAGTAAGCCCGGACCAATGCCGGGGTCAGCTTTGTGGCTACGGCTTGCACGGCTTTGCGGTTATTCTCAAGGCAGGGGAATTTTCCGGATTCCATGCCTGCGGCGAACTCTCCTTCAAGGGTTTTAATGCGGGCGTCGGGGCGTGGTATTTTGGCTTTCATCGTATCGTGGTGTTTAGTTCGATTGGAGCGGGCGGAGATTCATTTCCGCCCGACATTGGTGAGAATGACCTAGGGCATGGACCTTTGCAAGAACTATTTCTCATTCTTTTCGATTCTTTTGACCGACGTTCAAAGGCTGCGGATCACCATAGGGAATGATCCTTTGCAAGAACTATTTCTGGAAAGTTTTGACCGACGTTCAAATGTTCCACATGGAACAAAGCACCGGCACTCCGGGAAGAGCGCCAGTGCGGGGAGTGCTGACTGCGGGGTAGTCGGCGGAGGATCAGCCATCGTCCTCCTGTGCTGCGTGGAGACCTCCCGCGACTCCGGCTCGGATCAGTGGAGCGAACACCTTCGTGTCCTCCGCGGTAAGAGCGCCCAGTGGCACCCACGGCAGGCAGTCCACGAGGTAATGGAGTGGAGGGTCTTCGGCCTTCGTGCAGTAGGAGCCTCCGTAGACCGAGAAGGCAGCCTGCGCCTCCCGCTCTGAGACTAGGTAGGCTGGCACCCTACGGATGAGTGAGTGCATGAGCTGGAGGTCTGGGGCTGGCAGTGCGGCGAGTGCGAGTCCGAGGGCTCTACGTGTTTCCTGTTTCATGGTCGTGGTATTGCGTGGTTGGAGAGGAGAGGTTCAGTCGAGGCGGAGGTAGGCACGCTCCACGATGGCTGGGGTGCCGATCTGGAGATCCTGCTCGTCAACTCCGGAGGCGGTGCCGCGGATGAACTCCATCAGGCGTTCGTCGGCTGCTGCGATGTCGTCTTCGTCGGCTCCGCTGTCGGCGATCCGGGCGGGGTAGCTGGCCTCCCACCGTTCGGCGAGCGTGGGCTCGGGGAGTGGCGGTGCGGCCGGGGTCAGGGTGGAACCGGTAAGGGCGAGTGCGAGTAGGATCAGTTTCATCTGCTGTGGTGTTCTGGTTGGTGTTTCGGGAGAGTGATCAGAGCAAGCGCCAGCCCTGCACTTCGGCGTCGTTCTTCTCGGCCCACGATTCAAGGGCTTCGACTGACTTGAACGACTTGCGCCATTGGACGCTCTTAACTCCGCGGACTCCGAATGCTTCGATCTTCATTGTGGTGTTTCGATTGGCGGAGCGGAACATCCGCTCGACATGGGTAAGAATGACCTAGGGGATGATCCTTTGCAAGAATTATTTCTGATTATTTTGACCGACGTTCAAACGCTCACGCCTCATTGGATCGACTGCCGGATCACCATGGGACACGATCCTTTGCAAGAACTATTTCTCATTCTTTTTGATGCCTACCCAGTCGAGCACCTCGGGGAATGCACCGGCTAGACGCTGGGCGAACTGCT